AAAGTATCTCATTAAACGGAGTTCAAACTACAAGTATTTATGCTAAAGCAAATACCTCAAATTGGATTGCTTTTATATCGGGCGGAAGTAAAACTGCTTATTTTGATTTACAAAATGGAGTTTTAGGCACGGTTAGTGGAACGGCTATTGATGCTAAAATTGAAAGTGTTGGAAACGGTTGGTATAGATGTTCGTTAATTCAAGATGTAACTCTTACTCAAATTAAAGTTTATATTGCAGAAGATGATTTAGATGTAAGTGGCACAAGTGGCTCGATTTACATACAATACGCACAAGTAGAAGCAGGCAGCTACCCTACATCGTATATTCCTACATCTGGAAGTGCTGTAACGAGGTTGGCAGATGCTTGTACTAATGGTGCTAATGCTCAAGTGATAAATTCAACAGAGGGTGTGCTATATGCAGAGATAAGTTTTTTAGAATCTTCTTCTTCAGCAAATAATCAAATATCATTGTCTGATGGTAGTGCAAATAATAGAATAATGATTTACCCACTTTCCAACACACAATTAGGTTTAAGATTTAATGCTGATGGTTCTCAATTAGTGACACAAACTGTTACAGTTTCAAGTTTAATTATTTATTCTAAAATATCAATAAAATGGGGTAATGGTAATTACAGTTTATATCAAAATGGTTCAGAGGTTTACACGCAAACAATAGCAAGTACTCCAATAGGATTAGATAAACTTAATTTTTCAAGCGTAACAGAAACAAGTAATTTAAAAGGAAACGTAAAAGACGTAAAAATTTACAACACCGCATTAACAGACGCTGAATTAGCATCACTAACAACAATATAAATAATTAAATAAATTAATAAAATGAAAGTAGGAAAGTATTTTTTCAAAGATTTAGCAACTGCCGAAGCCAAAATAAAGGCCTTAGGCGTAAGCGAAGACGAAGAAGGTAACGAATACCCAACGCATTCACATTCAATCGTTAAACTAGGTCATATTGTCTTAGAACAACCTGAATTTGATGAAGATGGTGAAGTTACTAAAGAAGCCGTATTAAGTGAAAACTATCATTTGGATGTTTTATGGGATTTAAGCGATTCAACTGACGAAGATGGCGAATTAATTAAAGCCGATCATCCACACGGATGGAAATCTGCAAGCGTTGAATTAGATTCAAATGGCGTTCATTCATTCTTTGGAATTGATTATTTAGCGCACAAAATGTAATTTATGGCGAATCCAACTTTGGCAATGATTCCAAGTGGGTACAAAGCCGGAAAAGTTTATTCTGTTTTACCGGTCAATGGGGATGGGGATTTTTCAACATTCACAAGGGCCGGCCAAGCAACGCGCGTAAATCAAAGCGGATTTATTGAAACCGTTAACGCAAACGTGCCGCGTTTAGATTACACAAACGGAGGTTGCCCGGTTTTATTATTGGAAGATCAGAAAGTTAATAATTTAACGTATTCAGAAGATTTCAATAACTGGACAAAACTAAATATAACAACAACGACAAACACAACAATGTCACCAAGCGGTGATTTGTCAGCGGATACAATAACAAGAAATTCAACTGCGGCATCATACGTAAACAAAACGTTTACAAAAGAAGATGAAGATTCATTTGAAATGACTTTGTCAGTATTTGTAAAAAAAAATGTTGGCGATTTCTTTGCAATAAGGGCACAAGGTATTTATCCGCATAGAATTGACACTTTGTTTCAATTTAGTACTGAAACGTTGACTTCCTCTGAATCTGGAGGTGGTAATTTTTCATTTATAAGCGCTTCATTTAAAAAATATACCAATGATTGGTACCGTTTAGATGTTTCTTTTGAAACTGATGAATCCGCAACATTAACATCGTTATTTTCTGCAAGAAGTTCAAGCGGTCAAGTTGATTCAACAGATTCAGCAAGTAATTCAAGTGTTTTTATTTGGGGCGCTCAATGTGAATATGATAATTTAAGTTCGTATATACAAACAACAACGTCAGCACAAACAAGATTAAAAGAAATTTGCAAAGATAGCGGAAATTCTGTTTTATTTAATGGTGATTATAATAGTGAATTGTTAAATTCATTACGTTTAAGGTCAACATATTTTGAAAATTTACAAGGAACAACAGATATATTAAATTCATTTCTTTGTAACGGCGTTTTATCTTATGGTTCAACAATGTTTGTCGATTTGCAAAAATCTTTTAAAGATAGAAGTAACGGCCGAATATCAATTTCTGACAGTTCAACTTTTAACAGAGTGGTTATTGGCAAACAAACTAATAACTCACAATTTAAGTTGTTTATTTCAAGGGCCAACGGGGATATTGTTTCTGAAATTACAACAAACGTTGATTTTGATGTCAGAAATAAAATCGCCATTTCTTGGGAAGTTGATAATTTTAAATTTTATGTAAACGGCTTTTTAGTGCATACAGATACAAGCGGAGGGATTCCAATTGATTTAAACGCTATGGCATTTAACGGAAGCAATTCCGGAATCAACAATTTTTTCGGTGAAATAAACACGGTTCAATATTACAATACAAGTTTACTGAATTTAGAAATTGAAAAATTAACGTCATATAGTTCATTTTCGAAAATGGCTGAATCACAACTTTGTATTGTCCAATAATTCGAATTTAATAATAAATAATAATTCGTATATTTACAAAAAATTAAATAACATTAAAATTTTTATATAATGGCTACAACTGGAGTATTTAACGGAACTAATTTATTGCTAAAAGTAGAAGGCGCAACAATTGGTCACACAACAAGTTGTTCTCTTTCATTGTCAATGGACACACCGGAAGCGACAACAAAAGATTCAGCAGGATTTTCTGAATATATCGGCGGCGTAAAAGGCGGCGAAATATCTTTTGAAGGTTTGGTTGCTTATGATGATAGTGCAAACGCAATTGAAATGGCTGATTATCTTTTAGCTAGAACTCAATTAACTTGTGTATTTGGAACGGCTGAAGCGGGTGACGCAATTTACACGGCAGAAGCGTTTTTATCAAGCGTTGAAATGTCAGCGGAAATGGAAGCGGCTGTAACTTATAGCGGTTCACTTACAATTACCGGCGCAATAGTAAAATCAACTAACTAATCAACATTAGTTTTTTATCATAAATAAGCCGCCGTCTATTTTTAGGCGATGGCTTTTTATTTTTATTAATCAAATCTTTTAAAATGACAAACAAAAAAAGAGGTTATATTGATATAACCGTCGACGGCAAAAAAAGAACTCTACATTTTTCAATGAACTTTTGGGCGGAATTTACCGAACAAATGGGCGTTTCACTTCAAGAAATTGGAACCGTTTTTGAATCCGGTATTTCATTAAATGGATTGCGTGCATTGATTTATTCAGCGGCATTAGCAAACGACTTAGAAAACGGAAATGACATTGAATACAACCTTTATACAGTTGGAACGTGGCTTGATGATGTTGATGCTGAAAAAATAAATGACATTGTTGAGGCAATGAGTGAATCCAAAATATTAGGTAATTCACTAAATAATCAAACAAAAGGCGCAGCAAAGCCGAAGCCGTCAAGGAAACAATAAACTTTGAAACTTTAACCGATTATTATATTGGGCAAATTGGGATTTTGCCCGATGATTTTTGGCGGCAAACTTGGCGTGAAAACGGTTTAATGGCGGAATCTTATCATAATAAGGTAAATTTAAGTTGGGAGCAGTCAAGATATGTTTCAACAATGATTTACAATGTTAATTGTCAGAAAAAATCCCAGATGTTAAAACCGGAGCAAATGTTTCCGTTGCCAATTGATCAAATAAGAAAACAAAAAAGAGATATTCCAAAATCAACGCGTCAAGAAATGGAAGCGTTTGAAAATAAATCACAATCAATGACTAATAAAAAGACGCTAAATTAAAAGCGTCTTTTTTTTTGTATTTTTGTTTCAATTACATCCTATATTATGGCAGATCAAAATTTAAAAGTAAATATTACCGGCGACAGTTCAAAACTGTCAAACGCCCTTTCATCAGCATCAGGAAAACTTCAAGCATTTGGTTCAAAAATGCAAAGCGTTGGGAAATCAATGACAACTTCTTTGACTTTGCCTTTAGTTGCCGTTGGTGCGGCTGCCGCTAAAATGGCTTTTGACTTTGACAAGTCAATGACTTCAATTCAAGCGCTTGTTGGCGTTTCTGCGGACAAGGTGGCTGAAATGGGTGAAACTGCAAAGAAAATGGCAGTTGATACCGGTAAAAGCGCTAATGAAGCCGCTGAAGCATTGTTCTTTATTACTTCAGCCGGTTTACGAGGTTCTGATGCAATGGATGTTTTAAATATGTCTTTAAAAGCGGCGGCGGTTGGATTAGGTGAAACAAAAACAATTGCCGATTTATCAACTTCAGCAATGAATGCATATGGAACGGAAAATTTATCCGCTTCAGGCGCAACAGATATTTTAACGGCTGCGGTTCGTGAAGGTAAACTTGAAGCATCAGCATTAGCCGGCGCAATGGGTGGCGTGATTCCTTTGGCATCTAATATGGGCGTTTCATTTGACCAAGTTGGTGCGGCAATGGCAGCAATGTCAAAAACGGGAACTGATGCGGCAACCGGTGCAACGCAATTAACGGCAATATTAGCATCGTTAAAAAAACCAACTTCAGATGCCGAAGCGGCATTTGCTTCAATGGGAATGTCAACCGAAAGTGTTCAACAATCATTAAGCGAACAAGGTCTTTTGTCTACTTTAGAAATGCTGCAAAATGGTTTAAAACAAACTGGTCAAGATACTACGGCAATATTTCCAAATATTAGGGCTTTAAAAGGTGTTTTAGATTTAACGGGGGCCGGATTAGAAGATAATAGAAAAGTATTTGATGCGTTAACCAATTCAATGGGTGCAACTGATAAAGCATTTGAAAAAACATCGCAATCGGCATCGTTTAAAATGACGCAAGGACTAAACGCAATGAAATCATCATTGTTAGAAGTTGGTCAAGTTATATTGACGGCGGTTGCTCCCGCGGTTCAAAAAATTGGTGCATTTTTTACTAGTTTATCAGAAAAATTTAAAGCATTATCACCAACAACGCAAAAAATTATTATTGCATTTGCGGGAATTGTTGCGGCATTAGGGCCGGTTATTGCTATCTTAGGAACGCTTATAACATTAGCGCCCGCAATTGGTGCCGCTTTTACCTTAATGATGGGGCCGGTTGGTTTAGTAATTGCCGGATTGACTGCGATTGCAGTTGTAATTTATAAAAATTGGGCCGGAATTAAAGCGGCTTTAATTAAAGTTGGAAATTATTTTATTGAATTATATAATAACTCATTACCAATAAAGATTGCAGTAAATGCAATAATTATGCAGTTCAAAAACTTTTTAGCCGTTGGAAAATTTGTTTTTAAATCAGTTATAACTGTTTTTAAATTATTTGGAAAAGCCGCAATGGGAGTTTTAGGTGGTGTTGGTGATGTTTTGATGGGTATTTTCACCCTTGATATGAATAAAATAAAAAGCGGATTTAAAGGCGTAGGCGAGGCAATGCAAAAAAACTTTTATAGCGCTATTGATGGCATAAAAGCAAACGCAAATGAATTAGGCGGTGCAGTTGTTGATAATTTTAATGATGCTATAAATTCAAAAAAAATAGCTAAATTAAAAATTGAAACCGAAGTTGAAACCGATGAAGCCGAAACGGTTGATCCAAGTGCTGACGGTGGCGGCCCTGAATCTTCAGGAACTGATTTTGTTGTTAGTCCAGTTTTAGATTCAGATGCAACCGCTAAATTAAAAGCCATAAGCGATGAAATAAACAAGGCCTTAATTACAAACGACAAATTATCTTATGAAGCAAGAAAAGCCGAATCAACTAAATACTACGATGATTTAATTGGTAAAGTTAAAGAAGGTTCAGAAAAGGAAAAGGCGTTAAAACAAGCAAAATCAGCGGCATTAGCTACAATTGAAAGTGAAGAACAAAGCCGAATTTTAGATTTAAAACAACAGTTTGCTGATGCTAGCAACGCAAGTGAAGAACAACAAAAAGCATTAGAAGTTGAAAGATTAAAAGCAAAGTTCTCGGAGTTAAGACAATTAGCAATTGACAATAATTTAATGACGGCCGAGCAACAAGCCGCATTTGATGCGGCACAAGCTGAAGCAGAAGCAGCAGTTTATGAAGAAAAAAAGACACGTTTTCTTGGTTTTATGATGTCAATGACAGAGGCACAAGATATGATGCAATCAATTAATGAATCAATTTCTGGTTCTTTTGGTGCATTAGGTGGTATTATTACTAATGCGTTTGGCGGTGCTGACACCGCAATGGGCGCGTTTGTTGGTACTATGGCAAAAGATGCATTAAAAATTGTAGGTCATAATTTAAAAGTTTCAATGTCAAACGCAATAACGGGTGCATCCGAATCAGCTAAATCATTTGGCCCGGCTGCGGCTTTTGTATTACCGGCATTAATAGCGGGTGCAACTGCATTAGTTTCATCATCATTTTCAAAGTTTGCTGATGGTGGTATTGTTAGCGGGCCAACAATGGGGCTTGTTGGTGAATATCCTGGCGCTCGTTCAAATCCTGAAGTTATAGCGCCATTAAATAAATTACAAGGTATGATTGGAGGTTCAGGCGCTGCGACAAACGTAAACGTTGGCGGTCAAATTAGATTAGAAGGTCAAGATTTATTGATTGCAATTGAAAGAGCGACTGAAACAAGTGACAGAATATCATAAAAAATAAATAATGGCATACGGCGTTAAATATAGATTAGAATTTTCCGATGTTTTAGAACGCGGAAAAAAAGTTGAAATATTAAAAAAAGATTATACCGGTGAAGTTTTGCCAATGGTAGGAACTCAAAGCCCGGTTGTTATTCAATGGCAAGCATCAGATGATTTTTATCGGCCAATAATTGGTTCAAGATGTGCATTAAATTTAATGGTAACGGACACCGTTCAATATGATGATTTTTACAAATTTGATGAACGCGAATATAAGGTTGTTGTTTCTTATTTAAAAAGTAACTCCGAAGTTTACGCTGATCGTGTTATTGCTGACGGTGGTACTATTGAATCATTAAATTGTGTTAATACATTAGCGAGCGGAATAAGTACTGAATACAGCGCTTATTGGAGTGGTTTTCTAGTAGTTGATAGGTTTATTGAAAAACTACAACCAAAGCCGTTTAACGTTTCTTTTAATGCGTTTGATGGTTTGGGTACACTTGACAATTTTGAAGCGCCTCTAAGTACTAATTACACACCATCAAGCCCAGTTTATTTATCAGATGCAGAAAGAATATCAACAATTTTGGCGCATCTTGATTTAGATTTGGAAATATGTTTTATAAATGATTTAAGCGCGGTAAAAATTGCGGGCAATCCAACTAATAGTTATTTTCCAAATACAGTTTCAATATCGCCGGGATTTAATGAATTGGTTAATGGTTACGAAATACCTAATGCAAAAAATCAATTAGAAGATTTATTAAAAACCTACAATATGCGGATTTATCAATCCAATAATAAATGGTATATAGTAGAAGCAACCAATATTTTTGATGTAGATGTAAAAGATAGTATATATAATCAATTGCAAAATACTGGTGTTGTGCCTACAAATATAAGGCAGCAAATCACAAACGTTTTAAATATAAAAAACAACGAAGATTTAAAAGTTTATAATTACAATTCAAGCGGTGTTTTTCAGTCAGTAACAAAAGAATCTTTTCTTTCAAAAGTGCCATTAAATTTAACGCCTTTAAAAAAGAATTTAACTAAGGAGTTTATTCAACCTTTGGCAAGTGTAAAAACCGAATCAATAGATGCTAACTTTACACAAGCGGGATTCAATGCCGGGTTTGAATATGGTTTAAGTGGATATACTGTATTTAATAATTATGCAGAAATAGCAACAAACGAAGTTGTAGCACAAGGCAATAAATCAATGAAGTTAAGTTCATCAGCGCCAACAACAAGCCAATCAAATGTTTTTAGTCCAGATAACATTGTTATTAGTGATTTTGAAAAAATTGTAAATTACAAATTAAACTGTAAGTATTTTATTAAATGCAATATACAAGATAATGCAACTGCACCGCCCGCAAATATTCAATTTAGAATTAGAGTTGAACTCCAAGGATCACCGGGTAATTATCACGAATGGAATTTTGATGATAAAATTTGGGTTTATCAAACGTTGCAAAACAATTCTATAACACATACCGAATTTAATCAGTTTGAAACATTAAAAATTGATTTTACAAATGATGGCATTACTTGGGTAAATCCAAGCGCTACTGTTTTAAGTGTAATTATACAAAACACAACAACACAAAACACGTTTTATGAAACAACTTATTTTGACAATTTAGAGGTTTTAAATACTGAATTAGAAGCCGCAAGTTCATTGTCTTTAGTAAGTGTTATAAACGATGGTAATTTTAATACTTATAAAAAAGAATTTAAACGTTACAATACAGTATTTACAAACCGAATTGATGCCTTTGTTAGATCTCGCGACAATTACGGAACGTTTCAAACGCCTAATAAATTTAAGACATTGTATGATTTAGAAAATCAAAATATTGCAAATGACTATCGTGAATTTGTTTTAAGATATGAGGGTTCATTTAGAAACTTAGAAATCAAACCATTAGCATTTAGCAATAAAATTTGGTTTAATTGGTCAGCAACTGATTATGATTTGCAAACAAGTATCATTGACCGAATGACTTACAATGTTAAAAATGCTGAATATAAAATAAAGGCACACATTCCAAATGACGATGATGATGTTACTATAATAAACACAATTAGTTAAAGAATTTTTTTGTTTTGTTTGTCAGCCGTCGTTTGTCTTTATTGATTTGCGGCGGTTTTTTTTACTATAATCTTTTTTTTATTGAAAGTTTTTTTTTATTTTTGTATGAAATAAAAACTTAAATATATGTTTGAACAACACTTCAAAACAGAAATGAAGCGCCTAAAATTAAAGCGTTACGATGTTTGCAGCTTACTTAGTTGTACAATGCCAACACTAAAATCACGTTTAAAAAATCCGAAAACATTTACTATTGGCGAAGTTCTTTTGCTGCAAGAAAACAAATTTATTTTGGCACAAATAACAGAAAACTTAAACATTTAAAAACAACTATATGAAAACAATTAACATTAAAGGAAAGGATTACATTACAGTTAATGAACGCCTAATTTACTTTAGAAGTCAACCAGAGTTTGAAGGTTGGCAAATTAGCGAAACAATAGTTTCAATCGACGACAAAGAAGGGATTTTTAAGGTAACAATATTAAATCACAAAGGATTTGAAATTGCATCATCGCACGCCCAAGAATACAGAGATTCAAGTTATATAAATAAAACATCATTTGTTGAAAACGGATTCACTTCAGCATTGGGCCGCGCCTTGGGATATTTAGGCATTGGAATCGATACATCAATTGCATCGGCTAATGAAGTACAAAACGCCGTTAAGAATCAATCAAGCGTTAAAGATGATAAGAAGTGGCTTACAGAGGCGCAATTGAACGCCACGTTAAAAGCTAGCAAAGACCAAGCGGAAAAGGTTTTAAACACCTTTAAAATGAAAAAAGAGTATAGAGAAAAAATAGTAAGTAAGTTTAATTTAAAATAAATAAAAGATGAGTACAAAGTATGAACACCAAAACGGAAACGGAAGTTTGTTTAAAAACACAAACAAAACTTCAGACAACCAACCTGAATATTCAGGAACGATTAAATTACAAGATGGAACGGAACAACAAATTGCTGCTTGGGTAAAAGATGGCGCAAAAGGAAAGTTTTTTTCTTTAAAATTAAGTGATCCCTATGTTAAACAAGAAGCGGCCGCGGTTGCTGAAGGCGGTGATGATTTACCGTTTTAACTAATAAATGACATTCAAAACAAATGGCGATTCCTTCGGGGATCGCTTTTTTTTTACATTATTTTTAAAATAAATTGTTTATTATTTGTTTATAACTAAAATAATATATATCTTTGAAGTGTTGCAACGAAGCAACCACAAAACAAAAACGAAATGACTTCATTACAATTAAACAAAATGTTAGTAGAATACGCAAAAGAGGATTTAGGATTTGCTAAGGAATCTGGTCAAATAGCAATAGCACAAACATTAGTAGGATTAATCGATATCAATTATGAAAACGGATTGTTTCAAGCATACAATAATAGAAACGAACAACTTACTTACACTATAAACGAAGCTAAAATGATAAACTGGTTAATTACAAAGTATGATGTTAGCGAAATTGAAATAAATAACTAAAACAACCCGGGCCGTTAACGCGGCCCTTTTAATTTAAACACTATGAACATTGACACTATTAAATTTCTTCAATTTAGAGTTGAAGCACTAGAAAAGGAAAACAATAAATTAAAACATATTGTTGAAGAACAAAACAATTATATTATAAACGAGGCGTAATTATGAAAACACAATTTGACACGAATGAAGTTTATCATTCATCGCCCGGAATAAGTGCTTCAGGCCTTAAAACAATATACAAGAAATCAGTTTATCATTTCTTAAAACAAAAACCTTTTGAATCATCTGCAATGGCATTAGGTTCTGCGGTTCATTGCGCTATGTTAGAACCCGAACTTTATTATAAGGATTACCACGTTATGCCAAAGATTGACCGCCGAACAAAGGCCGGAAAAGAAGCGTTTGAAATAGAATCTAAAAAAGCTGAAGGCAAATTGTTATTAGGTTTTGACGAACATAATAAAATCACTAAAATATTAGAAAATTTTAGAAATCACGATTTGGCTCAAAAATATTGTCAAGGCGAAATTGAATTATCGCATTATAAAAAGCACGATGACATAGATGTTCGCATTCGGCCCGATGTTTTAAACCGCGTTGAAAACTTTATTTCGGATGTTAAAACGTGCCAAGATAATTCACCAATTGCATTTCGCCGCGATGTTTATAAATATGGCTATCATTTACAATGCGCCTTTTATTCCGATATGTTAGGCGTTCCGGCTGAAAACTTTCGCTTTATAGCCGTTGAAACTAATTGGCCGTTTTCTGTTGAGGTTTACGCGTTAAGCGATGAAATGATTCAACAAGGGCGCAAAGGTTGGCAACGTGCTTTTAATGACTGGAAAATATATGTTGAAACCGGAATCATATCTGGTTTTATTTGGAATGAATTTAATAATGATGGCTCTTTAATACTATAAAAAATGACTTTAGATAATTTAATAAAAAATGTAAATAATTATTACAACGTTGATATTCGTGAAAACTCTAGGCAAAGGGATATTGTAATGGCCCGCGCTGCATTTTATTGGTTGGCGCGTAACACAACACGGTTTTCAATGAAGTTAATTTCACAAGCCGTTGGCCGTGATCACGCTTCAGTAATTCATAGTTTAAAAAACATTGATGATTGGATTCGATTTGACAAAGTATTTAATCAAAGATTTGAAAATTTAAAAAAACTTGTTTTTAATCAAATAAATGATTATACTATCAGCGCCGAATCAATGGTTTATAAATATAATTCACTTTTAATTGAAAACGATATATTAAAAATCGAAAATAAAAAATTAAAAAATGCACTTAGAGATTAAAATAAAAAAAACAAAAAAAGATTATTATAAATTAACGCTTATTTCTGAAAATAATAAATTTATTGGTGAATTTGAGCGCTCTGAAATTAGAAATATTATAGGCGTTTTGGACAACGAAATTTAAAAATGGCAAAAGCAAATCCATATCAAAAATATTTAAAGGGTGAAGATCAGCTTCAGCGGGCCGTTATGAATTACATCGAAATGCAATATCCCGGAACAATTTACACTCATCCAATGAACGAAGGTAAAAGAACGCCATTTGAACAATATAAAATGAAATACCTTGGCGCAAAACCCGGAATCCCTGATTTATTAATTTTTACACCAAATGCAAATAGAGGCGGTTTAGCGATTGAATTAAAATACAAATATAACAAACCCACACCAAATCAAAAAAAGTGGCTTAAATGGCTTGAAAACTGCAATTGGGCGGTTGATTGGCATAATAATTTCGACGATTGTATTAACACTATAAACAAATACTTTAATAATGAAATTTAAAAGTTAAAAAATGAAATATAAAGGAGTTTATTTTGATGATGCAAATCAAAAAATTAGGTGGACACAATCCGATTCGGATAAAATTGCCGTAACATATCACTATGTTGGTACATCAACGCGGGTTGAATTTGATTTATTGATTGAATTGCTATGGTTTAAATATGAAGATTCAGAAATTGATATTGATGAACTAAAAAAAATATTTAATGATTTGCGTTCTTTTTGTGACAATGTGAAATATAATCACATTTTATAAAAGATTATTTTTTATATTTGTAAAGTTGAGTTGCGGCAACACTAACTTTTTTCAATACCCTATTGATGACGCGCCCGCAACCGCTGATTTGATAGGGTTATTTTTTTACTATGGACATAAACAAAATATATAAACCAAAGAAATTCGAAAGGTTTACAATCGTGCCAAACACTATATTCAGGCATAAAGGAATTTCATCAAGCGCAACCGGATTATATTGTTGGCTTTTTTCCCACGAATCAAAAACAGAAATGACCGTTCAGTTTATTTGCGGCCATTTTAAGGATGGCAAAGACGCCATTAATACACGTTTAAAAGAACTAATAAATTCGGGGTTTTTAGTGCGTAAAGAAATAAGAAAAGGCGGAAAATTTGCCGGTTATAATTACTATCTAAATGACAAACCTAAGAAGGTAAAGCCCACCGCAACGGGAAAAACCGCAACGGTGAAAACCGCGGCGGTAAAACCGGGCCCGGTAAATCCGCAACAAAGTAATACTAATATAAACTATATAACTAAAGAAATACTAAAAGAAGAAATACCCACGAAATCGAAAACGCCTCAATACAATTCAACCGTTTTAAAGGCGTTCCCGCATTTTGTAGAATTATTTCCTATTCAATATAAACCCAAAACACAAAACCAAAAAAACCGTTGGATGGATTGTCTTGACAAAATCCAAAGAATTGATAAATATGATTTGCGCGATGTTTACAATATCACAAAGTTTTTGCGGGCCGATGATTTCTGGCAAACTAATTTCTTAAGTATTTTAAAATTTAGAAATTTAGATAAAAACGGGATTAAATATATTGATCGTTTTATGCTGATGCAAAAATCAAAAACAAAACCAATAGGATTTCAAAAAGTAAAGGGATTGAATGAGTTTTATATATATACAAGCGCTGCGGATGGAAAACAAGAATTAGGCGCCAAAACAAAAGGCGGTGAACTATTTGAATTTCATTTAAAACAATTAATGCAAACCAATGAATTTAATGAACTAAAAACCTATATAATAAAAAATCAATAATATGCTGCAAATAAATGAAATATACACATTAGACATTCACGAACAAAAAATTGTTGAATTAGTGGCTGAAATGCGCCAATCTAACAAAGAAAAAACTGGTTGGGATGGTGCGGGCCGTGTTGCTGAATTTGGTGGCGTTAACTTAAACGTTTTTGGATTTGGCGCTGAATACATATTTTGTCGCGAAAAAAACACGTTCCCAGATTTTGAAATTAAAAACACTTCAAAGCGTCAAAAAACAGATGATTACGATTGCAATTGGCTATCAATGTCCGTTGATGTAAAGACATCACAAAAACAATATCCGCTAATGGTTCCCAAGTTTAACAAATGCGATGTTGATTTGTTTGCTTTTTTTGTTTGTGAAAAATATCCAAACTATCAGTTCAAAGGATATGCAACAAACGAAATGTTATTTCAGGAATCCAATTTAAGACAAACCCGAGTAATGGCGTATTGCTTGGATCAAAACAAATTAGTTAATGAAGATGAACTTTTATTTCTGAAAAATTTGTAATAATTAAAAAAATATTTTTACTTTAGCCAAAACAAAACTATAACAAATGAAAACTTTTAACGATTTTAATATTGATGTCGGAAATAAATCAACCGGCAAAATTAAAACACAATGCCCGGAATGCAGCGCAACACGTAAAAACAAACGCGACAAATGTTTGTCAGTTGATTTGGATCAGGGTTTATTTAATTGTCACAACTGCGGATTCAGCGGCACAACTAAATTTCAGAAAAAACCCGAATACATTAAACCCGAAAAAATAAAAGTAAATCTGACATCGCGAGTTGTTGAATGGTTTAATAAACGAGGGATAACAGAACCAACTTTGGTACATTGGAAAATCGGCGAATCATTACAGTTTTTTCCGCAAGTAGGTAAAAAGCGCCGCGCAATTAATTTCAATTACTACCGTGATAATGAATTGTTAAATGTAAAATATAGAGATTCCGAAAAGAATTTTAAAATGGTTTCTGGCGCTGAACTTGTATTTTACGGCCTTGACAATGTCAAAGAAATGGAAACAGTTTATATTGTTGAGGGTGAAATGGATGCGCTTTCATTACACGAATCCGGTTTGTATTCCGTTTGTAGCGTTCCAAATGGTGCATCAAAAGGAAATCAACGTTTAGAATATCTGGATAATTGTTTTGAATATTTTAAAGATAAAAAACAGATTATAATTTGCACCGACAATGACAATCCGGGAATCGAACTCCGTAATGAATTAGCCAGAAGGTTCGGCGCATATCGTTGCAAATACGTTGAATTTGGCGATTTTAAGGATGCTAACGAGGTTTTAATGTCAAAAGGAGGGGAAACGTTGCGTAATATAATTAAAGGCGCTAAGAACTTTCCTTTGGAAGGCATACTAAACATTGATAACATTTGGGATAATGTTTTAAACTATAACGAAAACGGTGTCAAGAACTATTCAATTGGATTACCAAACTCTGATAACTATTTTAAAATGTCACCGGGTGAATGGACAGTTGTGACCGGAATACCAAATTCAGGTAAATCAGATGTTGTTGACCAAATCTGTTGCAATATGGCTACGCGTTACGATATGCGTTGCGCTATGTTTTCACCTGAATCATTTCCTTATGAGGGACACATTAAAAGAATTGCAAATAAATTAAATCAAAAAAATTGTGATAACGATGATTTAAACCAAACTAAAGATTTTATTCAGGATCATTTCTTTTGGGTTAAAATTGATTTAGAAAACCTAACATTGGAGGGTATATTAAACGCCTTTAGGGATTTGGTGTTTCAAAAAGGAATTAACGTTTGCGTGATTGATCCTTGGAATATGCTTGACCATTCGGCGCAACGTGATCATTCTTACATAGGCAAAGCGCTTTCACAAATAACGCAATTTTGTCAGCAAACAAACACACATTTATTTTTAGTGGCACACCCTAGAAAAATAGAATCAGACAATGGCAGCTATAAAAAACCAACTCTTTACGATATATCTGGGAGCGCTGATTTCTTTAACAAAGCATATAACGGAATGATTGTGTTTCGTTGCATAGGACAGAAAACCCAATATAATTCGGACATTGTGAAAATGTATGTTGAAAAGGTTAAACGAAAAGAAAACGGCCAATTAGGTGATTTTGATATTGCGCCTGATTTTACTGCCGGCGGAATTTATAAGGATATAACATTGGCATCTAAAAAGTTTGAAGTAATAACCGACAATTTACCTTTTTAATTATGACTAAGAAAATACAAGTAAATGAAGATCATCACAAGGCGCTGCAATGGTGTTTAAAAAATAATATTAAGGTTGGCGTCAAACCTACAAAGAGAGGTTTAAAAGTAGAAATAAATGACAATAATAAAATCACCTTATCGCCTTCTTACTATCCCAATATAGAAGCCCAAAATAAATGTTGGGAATTATATTTGTATATTTACCAAAAATATTGGGCGTTATGAGATTAAATTTTAATACAGTTATTTATCCAATTTACGGTTTATGCGTTGGGGTTAATTATTGGGATTCTGCAATGGATCACGTTGTTTTGGAATCTGAAGTTGAAAACGAAGTTGAACATTGTTTGGAACTTCACTTTCTTATCTTTGCAATATCTTTCGTTTGGTACACTAAATAAACCAAATGCGCAAAGTAGTAAGCATCAAAGCGGTTAATGAAACACCTTCAAACCCGCGTTTAATAAAAGATGCTAAATTTAAAAAACTTGTTAGATCAATCAAGGAAGATGGTTGGATGATGGACATTCGGCCCATTGTTGTTGATGAAACAATGACAGTATTAGGCGGTAATATGCGTTTAAAGGCGTGTAAAGCGGCCGGATTGTTTGAAATACCTATTGACATTCAAAAAGGTTTAACACCTGAACAAAAGCGGCGATTCATAATAAAAGATAATTCCGGGTTTGGTGAATGGGATTGGGATATACTAGCTAATGAATGGGATGTTAAAGAATTAACCGATTGGGGTGTTGATTTACCCGTGTTTGATTTACCTATTGATGATGAACCTAAAGAGGTGACTGATGAACCAAAAGAGTTCTGCGAGTTGTGCGGAAAATAAAACAACGGACGCGTTGAAATAATTCAAACAAGATAACCTTGACGAATTATTAATTTAACCCTTCAGAAATGAGGGGTTTTTTTATGTGCGTTTATTTTTTATCTTTGCGTTATGGCAACAAAAACCAACATATTAAAAGGAAATCTATTGGAAGCGCTCGAACAATCATTGGGCGTTGTTACTACGGCGTGTAAAATTGTAGGGTGCAACCGTTCAACATTTTACGGACATTACAATCGAGATTCTAAATTTAGGGCCGATGTTGATGAACTGCAAAATATGACTTTGGACTTTGCTGAATCGCAATTGCATAAGCAAA